CAAAATGTTGATTTTGCTATACTGTTTGGATGGACATTAAAAAAGCTATCACACTTGCTGGCTCACAGAGTGAGCTTGCTCGTATCCTTGGCATAACTAGGGCAGCAGTCAATCATTGGCAAAAAATCCCTCAGTTACGCATTTATCAACTCAAAGAACTCAGACCAGATTGGTTTAAATGACTCAAGCACAAGTAATCAAAGCCCTCCAGAACGGCCCATTGACTTCACACGAAGTAGCTAACCTAACTGGGATGCCACAAGCCACAGTACTATCAACAGCCAAACAACTGCGTAGCCTAGGCAAGCTGACAACAGAACAGGTAAAGGTAGGCAGACATTGGGTTGCTCAATACACCTTGGCTGACAATGAAATAGAAAAGCAAGACAGCAATGTAAAAATCATCTGTGGCATCAAGACCTATGGCATCTTTACAAAAGCTGAGTATGCTGTGATGAAACAACAGGCAACTCGATTGCTTGGCAAACAAGGTAAAAAAGAAATCACTAACAATCAATTTATTTGATACAATAATTTGAAACACGGCTAGGTTGGACTAATTACCCAACCGAAAAGCGAGCCTCCCCGCCTGCCGATTGTTTCTTTGTGTTAGAGGGTGGACTGTGCGAGGATAATATGCTTTTACAGCCAAAGAATTGGGCCGTCTTTCAACATTACAAAGACAGATGCCCTCCGTGGATTAAATTACATCGTGACCTGTTAAACGACAGAGTTTTCATGCGCTTGCCTATTGCTAGCAAAGCGATAGCACCTATGCTCTGGTTGCTTGCAAGTGAATCAAAAGATGGTGTTTTTGATGGCTCACTAGATGAGCTAGTCTTCCGATTACATATCTCAGAAAAAGAATATAAAGATGGTGTTAAACCATTGATTGATAACGACTTCTTTGTTGTTGTTAGCGGAGTGCTAGCAGAACGCTTGCAGATTGCTATCCCAGAGACAGAGAGAGAGACAGAGACAGAGACAAAGAAAGAGAAGAAGACACTCGGCAAACGCCTCGCTAATGATTTGATTTTGTCAGATGAGTGGAAAGAATTTTGTGTCAATGAAAGACCAGAGTTAAACCCTGTTCAAACATTCGATAAGTTCAAGGACTATTGGATAGCCCAAGCAGGTCAGAAAGGTGTGAAGCTAGACTGGTTTGCTACATGGCGTAATTGGGTGAGAAACTTTCATCTCAATATTTGCGTAACTCATGCTGACCACTCTCTTTCGTTTCTACCTGAATTTGATTTAACTGTTTTACCAGTTAGATGGATAAGACCAATCTTTTGCATTTCATTTAATCGTCTAGCAACTTGATTACTGTCTAGGCTAGTCAATGCTGAAATACCATCTTTACCTAATGCGCCATATTTTTGTAGGCACTCTAGTATTGTTTGATGATGTTGAGATGCAACTGGTTTGATAGCCTCTGCTGCTTCATGTGAAGTTACAGGGTCTGTTTTCCTAACTCTAGGAAATTCAGACAAGTTAAACATTCTGTCAAAAGCGTCTTTAATGTTCATTTGCGTAGTCATACCACATGGATACCAGTCCTTTTAGACAATCAAGACCTTATCCTAGCTTACGACACCCTCCATTGGTTACTTTAAAAATTGTTCGTACTTCAGTTACTTCTTCTGTAGAGCCAATGATTACGAGGACTGTAAACCTTGGCACTTTTGATAGAGCCTTTAAGAGAATTTGTTGACCAATGGAAATAGACTCATTAGGTCTTTTCCACTCACCAACTAGAAAGTATCCTTTCCTTTCAAACAGCATATCTAGGTTAGATGGTACTGCTCTTGGGTTACTTTCTATCAATCCCTTAAAGTCTCTAAAGTCTATATGCGTAGCATATTTATTACGCATTAGATTGGGGTACTTACGTTCGTCCGACATTGCTGCCCGCTTTCCCCCATAACTCAAAATGGCGCATCATCCTCATACACAACCTTTTTCTTAGGCTGCACATCTGCGAGAAAGAAGAACCTAAGAAAGCTTGGGTAAAGTTGGAAGCAGAGAACCTAGATGCTGAACAAAAGATAGCATTGTGGACTTTGCTGCCTAGTAAAGTAAGAACAGCTTTGAAGAAAGCAAAGGAGTTATAAATGGAATACGACAACACTAATCGAGGAAGTCTTTTTAAGAACGATAGAAAAGACGATGCAAAGTTTCCTGATTACAAAGGGTCTATCAATGTAGATGGCACAGAATACTGGTTGTCTGCATGGATTAAGGTCAGCAAAGATGGTGCTAAGTTCATGTCTTTGTCTGTCAAAAATAAGAACGCTGACGTGCAGCCTAAGAAAAAAGCTGTTTACCAAGATGATGATGCACCTTTTTAAGTAAGTTAACGAGGGGAAAGCAGACAGCAATGTCGGACGAATGTGAGTACCCTCACCTCAAGGAGAAGACAATGAAAGACCTATTCGATAACATGAAAGATTCAATGGACAAGTTCTTTGGTACTGCACCATTTAAGTTAGCTAGAACAGATAGTCCAGAAACGTCTAAAGAAGCAGCACAAGCAGTTGATAGCACCAAGCTAGAACAAATCGTCTATGAGGCTATTAAAGCCTTTCCTGATGGGTGTATCTCAGATGAAGTGCTAGAGGCTTTACCAGAGCATCGTTACTCATCAATCACACCTCGCTATCGTGCTTTGCTAGACAAAGGCTTTATTGAGATTACAGGCACTAGAGAAGGACGCTCTGGTAAGAAACAAAGAGTTATGAAAGTTATCAAATGAGTTACGCAAATGTTGAAATGAAAGTCATCCAATGGGGTGAAGCACGAGGAATTGTGCAGAACAGCACTCCATATGCTCAAGCCTTGAAGACCAAGGAAGAACTAGACGAGTTGTTTGATGCTATCTCAAAAGGAGATGCAGCAGCAACAGCAGACGCATATGGAGATATTCTTGTGACCCTTGTGATGGGTTGCGCTTGTGCTGATCTTGACCTTGTAGAGTGCTTTAAAGGCGCTTACAAGGAGATTAAAGACAGAAAAGGATTCCTCAATAAAGAGGGTATCTTTGTTAAGCAGTAAGAACCTCTAAGGCATGATTGATGTGCTTAATCCTATCGTTAAGCCCAATCGTGCCGCCATTGATTTTCTTGGTCATCATGGTGAAGTCACGAGTATCAGCGTACTGATTTAACTTGTGAGTATTCCAAAAAAAGCCAGCAGTAAGAGCAGCGTATTTAGGAGTAGCCACTAGGTCAGGATTCATAACAAAGTCCTCTCCTAGTGCTTGTCCTGCATGATAGTACCCACTATGCCCTGTGGTTTGGAAAAGACCTCTACCTCGGAAACGAAAGCCATCACCAGATGCCTCATCCCTATTGCCCATACGATTAGCGTAAACAGAGTTAGCAATCTTTTTAGGGTCACGCTCGTATTGCTTTGCAAACTCTAAAGTTGGAAAACGCTTGGGCCATACCTTCATTAAAGTCTCTGCACGATAATTTAAGTTTTCAACAAGCATTTTAAAGTTACCGCTTTCATGCGCAGCTTGTCCAATAAAAGACGCTTGTTGAGCAGGTGTAGCAATATTGAAACGCTCAAATGTTTCATTAAGCGCATCTACCCATTGCTCACCAATGTGAAGCTGTTTTAGTTGTTCAGGACTTACCATTTAACAAATCTCTCATCTGGTTATACGAGTCAACACAAGCATTTAACGCTGCTGTGTTCTTATCACCTTGGGCGACTATTTCTGCGATGGCATCGATGGTTGCTCTTTCGGCATCAGAAGCTGTGTCAGTCGGTCTGTCAGGTTGACTGGTTGCTTTTGTATCTGAGGAGGCAATTGGGGTACTTGTGGGGGTTTGTACGTTACTTGTGGGGCAGAGGCGCAACTTGCCAGCACGATTGGCAACAGCAAGAGCAGTAGTTTTTTTGTTGATAGCATCGTTAGCCTCCTGTAATTTCGCAGATTGTTGGTTAAGTTTCTCACTCATATTTTGCTCTATCTGACGAGCCTCCTCGTTCTTCTTGGCAATGGCTATTTTCATGTCGTTATCACGCTCTAGCCAGCCATAGTGGTGACCTACCCTGTAAGTCCCAAACAAGGATATGAGAACACCAACGATTAACCAAGGGAGAGGAATAGGTAACATTAGTCAGCCTCTTTTCTTGCTTGTGCAATTTCCTCACGCTCATTGTCATCTTCAAGATGCTCTGGAGGCGTAGTTGGAGGAGGAGGAGGAGTCCATGATTCATCTAGTTCTGGATTCTTCCAAACAGGCATTGCACCGAATGGTTGACTAGGCAAACCATAGGCAGATTGTGGAGGCGCATAGGATTGATTAAAACCACCCATAGAGCCGTTAAAACCAATTGGTTGACACATTGGTTGCGTTGGAGGAATAGGTGCTCCTAGAGCCTTTGATCCTGCCGCTACTGCTCTCTTAGACATAACACCACCGATACCACCTACGATCAAAAGAACGATGTCGTTGAGCATCTTGGTGTAGGCTTGATCTATCGGGGCCATGCTCTTGATTGGTTGAGTCACAAATGTTACAGAGTACAAAAGTGCAATCACAATAAAGCACAGAATCAAAGTCACAACAATAACCACAAAGCCCCACACTCGGACTTCAATGGCTTCTGCTGTCAATGGCTCATTTTTCTGGTGTTGGCTGGACATCATTTACCTTTTTCTCTAGGATTGGTGCAACCAGATATTCTGGACATTGCTGAGTAAATAAGCACTTTGGCTTCTGACATTCCTCTGCATGGAAAAAGTCTGGATTCTGGCACTTGTAGCGGTATCTGTCTTCACAGCCTGTTAACAATAACAACAACAGTAAATATCTCATGCCATTACATCCACTTGTGAAGCCTTAACCCAATGAGTCTTTATCTCTTGGACTTTCTGTTGATGCTCTGCTTGTCTGTTCAATTCTGCAAGCCTTTGCATATTTTGTTGATGGATTACTCTGTGAGCCTCCCACAACATTTGAGCATTTTGTTGGTAAGTGTTTATTTTCATAACCCAATCTTTCCCAATAAAAGTGCCACGATTCTGTTTGATAAGTCATCAGG